GGTTATCCTTTTAAACAGGGTAGTAAGAAAGCTAATGATCGCATCGAGGCGACCAGTGTTGCTATTAGTTTAATGCGTGATGAATGTCAATTTAGAGATTACATTAATGATCATGTTTGGTATACTACTGGTCGAGCTAAAATTCAGAGAGCTGGTTCAACACCAGCTAGCAGAATAATTATTTATGCCGGTTACACGTATCTTTTGATTGCCATGCTTGCTCTGCAACCATGGTGCCGGTTTATGAATAAGACTTTTGATTGGTGTGGGATTGGTTTTTCCTGGATGCATGGCGGTGCTGGTAAGTTAGCCACTTTCATGAAAGCTGAGAAAGGATATGCTCCAGCTGGCCATCGCTACGTTTCTCTAGATGTTAGTGGCTGGGATACTAAACTTCATCATGATATTATGATGTTGCTACACAGATTTTATCACGGTTTGATGATCAAGATTGGTGTTCCAGCCGTTTATAGAGATATGCTTGAGACTATAATCAGAAGTATGGTTGAAGCTTCTGTGCTTATGCCACTTGGTCATTACTTTAAGTTAATTCAAGGGATGAAAAGTGGATGGGCTGCCACTGGTAATGATAATACGTTGTTGCATGAGATGATATTTCGTTGTATAATGCGCCGTCTTGGTTATATGTTACATATTTTGTATGGTGATGATAATCTCATGTTAGTTCCTGATTCTATCACGGACGATATGTTGATTGCTGAATATACTAGGTTTGGTTTGAAGATTAAGATTATACATTCATCGAGGTATCTTGGTGATGTTGATTTTCTGTCAAAACATATACATTTTAAAGATGGACATTATTATGTGTTTCGAGCTGCGGTTGAAACGCATGCTCGTATTTTAATGCCTGAAGAGATGGATCCCAGACGTCGTGATCGTCCAGATCCTGTGATAGCTGCCGAACGTATTCTTGGTCATCTGTTAGATAATCCTTTTAACGAAGACGTTAGAAACGTATGTTACGAATTATTGGGGAAGATCAAGAAAGATTATGGAGTAGAATATATTGAAGTCCATGACAGGATGCGCAAATTTCATCCATGGCGGTTTTTTGATTTAGACAAAATTCCAAGAAGATTTCCGACAGTTCCAAGTAAAAGTTTTATTGAAGAGCTGTATGGTGTTCCTATTCCATCATATTTACGTATAAATTGGCCTAAATTGCCTGCGTATGTAATTTGTGATAGGTTTGCCAGAAACACTGACAGTAATCTATTCGATTCTGCTAGCGAATTTTCTAATGACGTTGCTTACAAGGCTTCAACATTAGCTGGTAAACAATTTAAAAGATTGGTACGTAAGATATCACCATACGCGCAACCTGTTAATTGTTATGGTTTTCATGCTGCACGGTTTGAATTTGCTGTAAAGTTTTTTGGAATACGGTTTAACAGTATGTTAGATCTTGGATCGCATCCAGGAGCTTGTGCTTCATCAGCTACTAAATATTGTAAACATATAACATGTGTTTCTGTTAAACCCATTAAAGACGTACGAGATTTTTGTCCGTATGTTGTTCGTGATGCTGGTGTTGTGTGCGTTCAAGCTGATGCCGATTATTATATTCCAACACGTGTCTTTGATCTCCAACATGATGATGTAGACATTGTTGGTGTACGGAGCAGCAAGCAAGATTTGGAGATAGGATTAGGAATGATTAGCCGAGCTCGAGCGAATGTCTTGATGGTTGACCAAGCTTTAATTACTGTTAAAGAGGTTAATTGGGAGATTAAAGCCGAGCTTTATAGTTTGTATTCTGATTATGGCTTCATAAATTTTGTTAAACCTTTGTTTTCCAATCCTTGGAAGTGCGAGTTTATGGTTTATGTTAAACGTTCGAAGGCTCCACCCATGCGGAAAGCCGCTTTTATTAGGATGTTGAATGCTTTCTTAAATTCTTTATCTAGAGAGGTTTTTGAATGGAATGAAGTCATAATGCGGGCGATCACTAACTTTGGTGGTGTTAACGCTGTTGAGTCATACCCGTTCCAAACTTCTTCTTTTGAGAAGGAGTGGATCATGCCATGGTCTGCTAGGAAGCTATCAGATAATGTTAACATTCGAGATACTGGGTAAGTTTCTTATTTAAATTCTAATAAAGTCACACTTTATAGTGTGCCAAATTGACAATACCGATCTATGATTGGGCTACATCTTGAGCCGTCGGTACAATTTGAAATCATTTGTATATATGCGGGTCTCTTCTTTTATGGGCATTAATTTGTCTTTATTGGAAACTTATTATATACACGCCTATATGGCACCGTAGTAATCACATTTCACATTTTAAGTGCGATGGTGTATTATGTACGGTCAAAAAAAAAAAAAAAAAAAAAAAAAAAAA